TATCCTGTACCACCATCTACAATTAGAATACGTGAAACAACACCTTTAGTAATAATTGCTGTTGCAGAAGCACCAGAACCTCCACCACCAACGATAGAAACTAGAGGAGAAGATGTGTACCCACTACCACCTGTTAATACCGTGATTTCATTAATGGATCCATTTACAGTTACAGATGCAGATGCTCCAGTTCCACCGCCTCCAGCAATAGTGATGGATGGAGGGAATGCTGCATCATAAGACTCACCCGAGTTAACAATAGAAATATCTGTAACTGCACCAAACGTCTTGGTTACTGGAGACTTATAAGACCAAATAGAGACACCATTGATCCAAGTTCCAATTGCACCAGGTTGAATCAGATTCTTATTTGAAATTGTTGTGGAGAGTAAAGGGAATCTATTTAATTTCCTTTGGTTACCTGGGAGCAAAGCAGAACCTGGGAAAGGTCCAATCTTATAGTTGGGAATACCAGTAGATGCAACATAAACATAATTGTCATTAAAGAATGAGTTCTGTACATTTGTCGTGTACGGACCAATTGCATTGAATACTGCAGAGTTATCAGATTTTCCTTTATTAAGGTCAATCGAAACAAGAATGTTACCTTGGGGAATAACAAGACCTGGTTGGGGAAGTTGATATTGGAATACCGTTTCACTATCTCTTGAAGTTACTAAGAATGTTCCGTTATAAATGATGGGGTTTGCACCGTAAACAGTAACTTGGTCGCCAACAAGCAAACCATGAGGATTAGAGCAAGTTACTGTTGCAGACTGATCATTTACACCACCAAAAGTGATGGAAGTAACTTCGATAAGTTTTTTGACATTATATAACCAGGTATTCAATTCTGGAATATCAGATGTACCACCAAGTTTAGAGATATTAAGTTTATCTCCAGGTAGATAGTATGAACCAGTATCGGTTAATGTTGTTTGTTGAGCATCAACAATACCAACAATGTCCATTACGACTTCTTGAAGAGTATTTCTATTCAGATATACTCTGAAGTTAGAAGTAACTTCGGTTGCAGAATCCCAATCTTCAACAATGCCATTTGCTGAACGAGTACACTCGATAAACTGATTAAGGGACTTTTCTTTATATTCAATAAGTTCAGTTCCACCAATAATAAATTTACCGTTCCTTTCTGGCCAACCAATGGTAGAGTCTACAGTAATGATACTAGCTGTAGTATCCAGAGGTTCAGCAAGTTTTGTTTTGTATGGAACAACAAATTCTCCCTCAATGGTCTCCTCTGAAAGAACGAGTTCAAAAATTTCTACATCAGATGTTTTAATTGAGATGTAGTTTTCAACTAATGCACTTGCATTTTTAATATTTGGATCAGCAATGTCTTCTTCTTGAGTTAAAAGAGCATCTTTAATATTTGTAGGGTCACCACTTACTAAAGTGGCACGTAAGATAGTATCAACAGACCAAGTTGCAGCAGATGGTTTAATAATTTGGTCTTTAGGGTATGAAATACTTACTGTTTCACCATAAAGAAGTTTGAACAAGTAAGCAATACTAAACGATGTTCCCTTCGCAGAATAAAAATCTTTAATTGTCTTGATTGATGTTCTAACATCAATAGATTTGTAATCAAGACTTGGAACATCTGGTAAAAACTGTTCGGTATACTTATCAAGAAGTCTCTTAACAAAGAGAGCATCTAGACACTTAACTTCGGTATCTGCAGAGAAACTAGACGCAACAGTATTATTAGAGAATACAGCATTTCCACTCTCGGTGTAAGAAGTAACACCACTAGAAGCTCTTGCACACCCAACGAGAGATGCCTTGGTATATCCAGTACCAGATTGATTGACATCAAATCCTGTAATTTCATTTAGACCAATTTCTACCGATGCTTTAGCAGAAGGAGGATTTTGAATGATAACAGTTGGAGGATTATCTGCACTATAACCAGTACCAAAATTATCAATGTTGATATCAGTAATTCTACCATTAAAGATAGATGCTACTGCAGTAGCATTAGAACCACCGATATAAACACCACGAGTATCAACTCTATCATCTACAATGTAGATAGATGGAATATCTTCATATCCGCTACCACCATCAAGTAAATCAATACCAATAACTCTTCCGTCACCATCTACTCGAACATCTAAAATTTGAGCACCTACAGGATCAATAATTTTTAATTTAGGTACACTTTCATATCCTTGACCAGGATTGAGAATATTGACAGATGTTAATTCACCAGATTCGGAGATTGTAGTACTAAAAGCAGCTTTAATACCATTTAATCCTGTTGGCTCATCAATATAAACCAAAGGAGGTGTAGAGTAACCAAATCCTGGTTCGGTAATTACAATTGTGCCTGTGATTTGCTCATTAGTAACCGTTGGTGCTGCAATCTTTGCGCCTCCAGGTTGCCTAAAAGTAACTCTAGGTGTGAATGTATACCCACTACCTGAATTTTCAATTGTGAGCGAATCTACAGAACCATTAGTAACTGTAGTTTTTAAAACTGCAATCTTAGAACCAATTTTAGTTGGTTGTTCAATTTGTGCAATTGGTGGATTTGTAGAACTGTATCCCTTACCGCCACTCAATAACTGAACAGTTTTTACGCCATCAACAAGAGATGATACCGAAGCATCGGTTCCAGTTTCTGAACTGATATTAACCTGTGGGGGATAATCAAATCTATAACCGCTGCCAGTTTCATTAATAAGTACATCGGTAATTTCTCCAGATCCGTTTACACGAGAAAATCCAATGGCACCAGATCCAAAAGATGGAATTGGCGCTTCAATAGAATGAATAGAAAGAATTCTACCGTTCAAAGGTGGGGTGTTAAAGATGAATGAATCTTTATCAATATAAAAGTCAACCTTAGGAGTTAACAATCTATTATCATAGATAGCGACTACATATTCATCAACAATTGGTTCATATTTTTGACCATTAAGAGTCATCTTAAATGACTTAACATCATTACCAAAAGAGTTGGAAATATTATCTACAGCAATGATTGGATTTTCAATAAATCCACTTAAGTAGAAAATATATGTCGCTGAATTATCATCAGCAGGAATTCTCGCTCTTGGAGGATTAGTGAATTGAATACTTGTCCCATTAATGGTGTAGTCAACATTAGGGATTAAAACTTGTCCATAGTTCTGAACAACCAGGTGTTGTGCTGTTGGAACAGAAATGGGAATATCTTGAGAAACAAGTGGAAAAGTATTAGTTGTTCCATCAAAACTATCAATAAGATTTGATAAAGTTCTCCACTTTACTCTTACCTGCTCATAAGAAATACCAGGACTTAAAGCAATGTTTGGTGATGAAGTAACGCTCTCATAGTAAATTACTTCGTCGCCAATTAAAACGCTGCCATTCTCTTCTAAGAATTGATCAACACTCTCTACAATGATTACATCATCAGTTGGAGTTACATTTTCTACAACTTTAGTTGCACCATCGAGGATTCCAATATCAAGTTTGTCAATATCCAAATACTGAAGGAAATTATTGACAATATTTTGACCTAATCCAGTCTTTTCTTGAGACCTGTAATAGTACTCAATAAATTTATTGAAGAGAGGGTACTCACTTCCGAAAAAATCGGGAGTATTTGCCCTGACCGATTGAGAGACTTTATTTATGTTCATCTAATTTAGAAACAACTAGAAGTATTAAGTGAACCACCATTAGTGATTGGGGTAATATCAACCAACGTTGGGGTCTGGTTGAAAACGCTTGGTGTCAAACTATTTAGAGGGATTGTGGGAGGTGGTGTTGTACCGATTGGACTAACTGTAACCTCTGGAGTTACAACGTTAATAATAGTTCCAGGAGTAGTTGCTGGAATAGTTGTATTATTAGCAGGAATAAACATGACTGGGATAGAAATATCAGTAGGAAGACCAGTACCATCAACAACACTTCCTAGACCAGAAACAGTATCAGAAATATTAAGGTTAATATCAGCAATTATGTTTACTCCAGCACCAATGAGATTGATTGGTCCAAAACAAATTTCACCAGTATCATAGTTTACAGTTCCAGCAGCATTGTTCGTATAAACTTTCTTTGTGCCAGTATTGTAAAAAGTTCTAAGATTGCCATATCCATCATCTTCAAATTGCTGATCAATACCTGGTCTATCAGCGGTTCTAAAAGTACCCGATAAAAGAATGGGTTCTTTTTTACATCCATCAGAACCATCAGAACCAGGAGCACTATCGTATAAATTAGAACCAGTAGAAATACAGTAAGTATTTGTTTGTCCTGCGGTTGGATTGATATACTTTAAAATAACGGTTTGGAGAGATACATCAGAAATGCAACTGTTAGATAACAAAATTGCTTTTTCTAACTCTTGTGATTTAAAAGTTGAATTAAAGTTATTAATTTGTGTTTGACTTGCCCATTGTCCGACAGAGGTCTGAATATCAGAAGAAATTTCAGTTGTGTTTGAACCGCATCCAGTATCATACAAAGCAAATATCTTTGAATAAACGTAGATATTATCTGGGTCAACAATTAGAGGGTCAATAGACGCCATTGCATATCTTCTAAGATCGTTCGAGATATCTTTTTTAGTGGCATCATTCAATAATGAACCAGTCTTTGTCTTAATGGCAATAAAGACTTTTCCGTAAACAGGAGGGTTTAAAATGTCACCACCATAGGCAACAACAGAATCAGTATTGTTGTAGATATTTTTAGTGATAACTGCGTAGTCTTGTGCTGTTACTGCTCTATATTGAGCAGAGTAATATCTTGGAGCATTATACTTAATAGATTCAACCGTTTCGGCTTCGTCACCTAATTGAGACTTTTCTTTTGTTGTTAAGACACCTGAACTTAAAGAATATGCTGTGCCATTATTATCGACTAATCTACCACTAAACGAAAATGCTTGTACATTATTAGCAGTTGCACCACTAGTTACAAGATATTCAAAGTTAACGACTTCTCCATCTTTCAATGCTCTTCCTACACTATCATCACCAAACTTAACCTCATAACGCATATCCTCACCTTCAGAAAGGAAAAATGCTCTTGAAGTGGCAGCTAGTCCAGTTACAGTTTCTGCTATACTATAAGAATCGGAAGTCGTAGAAGATTCATTGGCCTTTACACTAACTCTCAGTGTAGAAATGTCAGCATCTTCAGAGGGGATAATATAAGTTTGTCTAGCAAACGTATTTACAATATATGAATAATTTACAACAGCACCTTCATAGATTAATACATTATCGAAAACACCTTGTCCTGTAGTAGGATTTACAGTAGTAGTTCGATCCTGTAGAATATTCCAAATAAAATTACCACCTGTAGCAACAGGTCCTTTTTTTAGAGTAACAGTAGATGGATATGTTCCATTTAACAAAGAAGTTTGAACAGTTAATTTAATACATGCTTTGGCAGAATTAACTGAACGAGGTACATAATTTAAAAGTTTTGCAATATTAACAACATTATCTCTTATCGTAGAGGATGGTAAAAATGCTTCATTCAATGCCATGTTGGCATTAAAGGAAGTGTAGTATGTGTTATATGCCAACATATCAACAAGATATGACAGCGCAGACCCGTCAAAATCATAATCTGAAAATTCTGTACGAGTTCTCAAATAAGATTTGATAGAAGATTTAATATCCTCAAAATCTAATGCTGTTAGGTTATTAGGTTGCATTATTCGGGTCTCTGTAAGACAAAGGTAATATTTTCAACAACAGGCAATCCGACGATTCTGTATTCTATTTCAATGGAAAATTTGTTTCCTTCGTATATTGGTTCAACAGTAACTTCAGTCAGTTCTACCCTTGGTTCATACTGATTAATGGTATTTATGATTTCATCTCTAATTGCATCCCCAGTAAAGGCATCTAGTGGTTCAAAAAGTAAATCGTTTACATTAGAACCAATAAGAGGTTGGAATGGTTTTTCACCAGGTGTAGTCAAAACTAAGTTCTTAACCGCTTGTTTGATTGCATTATCATTCTGTACGGAAGATACATCATCGGTAAAAGGATTTCTAGACAGAGCAACATTTAAGTCTAGAAATGATCTAGACTTTTTAAATTGCTTTCCTGTAATTGATTTTAATGCCATCAGGTAATCGTTAAATCCTTTTACCGCCTCTATTATTTATCGCCCTTGACCACGATAACGTTTCTTTGCACTATTTCTGGATGTTGCAGTATACTTCGTGTTCTTACCTCTTCCTTGACGAGTCCTCTTAGGTTTAGATTCGATATGCGAATTTCCACTAAGTGACGCTGACCTGATTGCCATAATTAGATTCCTACAAAAACATTTGGACTTGAACCAGAGACGAGAGATAGGCAAGGAAATGCTGGTGTGCCATCACCAAGAGGATCGGCAAAACGACCAAGCCTTCGCTTACCAACAAAAACTGTTAGCGACGTAGCCATCAGTTTTCTTGGGTGTCCTATTGGAGCTTCTCTGCCTCCGACTGGACCTATTGTACACCAGTATGCAGGAGTTGGCAAGGTAATCGCACACTTATCGCCAACAGAAGACGTTGTGTATATCGTTGGAGTGGGGTGTGGAATCAATATATCTTGGTCTACGATAGGAACTAACTTATTAATAACAACCCTTGCTGCAACGGCACCTGCGACCCCTAGAGGGAGTTGTGGAGTTGGTGGCCAGATTGCTGTTGCCGAATTTGTAGCAACAGGTCGAACGTTAATACGAGGATCTAATGCACTGTGAGGACAACCAGGAACCATTCCCCCACCATGTCCAGGTTGGAATGACCCTCCAACACCTGTACCATGTCCTGTACAATTACCCATGTACAATGCGGCTCCCATGCCACCTGATGCCAATACAAACGCCATATTGATTATTTAAAACGGATTTCCATATGCTGCTGCAGCTTCAGAAACATTCTGTGCCGTGCGAGTTAGATCATTAAAAATAGTCATATTTCCAGATACAGTCCACTGTTGACATCCACTTCCCAATAAAGGAGAAACGGTACATGTTGTTGTATATGTAACAGGTGATGTTGCAGCTGGGTCTTCTTCAGTTGGTGCCGATTCGTTAATAACTTGACTAGTGGGTGCAGGTGCTAATGGTGGAGCACAAGTGAAATGAAGACAACCAGAATCTACTGGAGTACATGATAATGAAATATTTATTGAGTTACTCTGTGTACTATCAGGTCTATATTGCCTGATAATATACTTGGTAAACGCAGAACCTTCAGGAAGTTGCTCCAAACTACCCTGAACAGTTTCAATATATGACTCTGGATAATTACTAACTTCAGGAATTTGTGTCTGAGTGATGTCTTGAATGTCTTTTCTTCTTTGTTCAGCGTCTCTTGCCTTCTCTGTGATGAGTTGTGCCTTAAATTGTTTACTGATAGGAGCGTCTTCAATGTAATTAAGGTTATGTTGATGCTCTGTTGCTTCATATGCAGGTGCTAATGCCTGTTCTGAGAACAATCTTTGAGGCATATCCTTAATTCTGCGGCGTTTCAAGTCTTTTTTTACATCAACTTCAGGAATTCTAGAATTTGACTCGGATTCTTCATTTACTTTACTGTAAACATCATCAACTGCTTCAAATTCTGCAGATGATACGGAACTTTCTTCATCTTTTGGGAAATCTTTAAGGTTAGATCTATACCTTCCCGTTGCATTTGGGTCATATCCCTCATTTTTAATCTTTTCCGTCGTATTTAACTTAATATTTCTTACATAAATCTTGGGAGGATACGTATCATCATACCCACTTCCAGGACTTTCAATCTCAACTCCTGTTAATACGCCACCAGAGAACGTTCCTTTGACTTTTGCCTCCTTTCCAGACTTATTTGGCGGACCAGTAATCGCAATTTTAGGTGGTTTTCCGATATTATTCCACCCTTTACCGCCATTTACGATTGATGTTCCAGTAACTCTACCATTTGTAACTGTAATATCAACATCTGGTTGCACAATATCACCACTATATGTGTCAACTGCGTTTCTATTGAGTGATGCTGTTACATATTGCACAGATTTATCTAAAAATTCGTACCTTCCAACTAAAATAGCACGGTCTACAATACCTTTTCCCGCCTTTGCTTTGATAGTATGAGCCCTATTTGAGGTATATTGCGTATCTTTAGTGAAGTCACTACCATTCCCATCCAAATATATGATATGGTACGGGAAATTATCAATATCAGTATGAAAAGCACGGAGAATTGTGTGTCCATTAATGGTATCACCAATCCTAAGCACGTCAAATCCACTCTGACTATTGACTGTAGGTACTTCACCTACGGTACTAACACGTAAATCTATTTGAAGTTGTGTGGTACTTGCGTCTGGATGAACATAATCATATGTTAATTGTGTAGTATCTCCTACAGAGAACCCAGTTCCAGGATCTAAAATCTCTTCAACAGTCCATCTAGTACCACTAAACGTAACTGGTGAATTTGTATCATCAAAAATAGGAGCAATTCTTACCTTAACTCTAAATCCAATCTTAGTTGCACTTAAATCAATATCATAAATTTGAAAATCTTCAAACCCTTCATCACCAATTTGCCATGGGTTTTGAGTAGATTCATAAGAAATACCAAATTCAATATCATTATTCCATGCATCTACATACGTGGCACCACTATAAGATAACTCAAAATCAACTACACCATCAGGTAACTGAGATGATAACTGAGTGTACTCAAATGCAAGTTTATCACTAGTTGTACCAAATCCAAATAATGTCGGGTGAGGACAGTCTACATCGCCTGTTAGGTCTTCTGCAGCAGTATACCTTAAAGTCGTCTCCTGTGGTGTACAGTTGAATGCTGTACAGGGATGACAAGTAGTCTCACTACCAGCATTTGCACTACTACTTGCAGACTCTGTATCACAAGTAACAATATGAAAACAAGGTGTGCCTGCTACACCAGCATCATCAGATGTATCATAAAGATATGACATCCAGGTATCACCTACACCATAGTCAAATGATATGTCTGATGGATAATAACCATTGTAGATAGTACATGTGCCATCAAAACTACTACAAAGACTCTTTGATACTTTTCCACAGTTTGCTGCAGTAGGAGTGGATCCGCTGCCCCCCGCCCCACCGTCATCACCAGCAGGTACACATTCCTCAATAAAATCATACATTACAGCATTTGCTTCCTGTCCTGGAATACTGAAATTACCATTCCTAAATTCGGGAGTGGGATACTCTTTGACTTCTTGTGTGGTGCCTTCGCCAGGATTGTGATTACTACAATGCTCACTATTATGCCCAGTGAAACTATTGCATATATCTGTATTCTTAGTCTTACATCCCATTGAGTCGTTCCTCGATTACTCCTATCCTTTTATACAATTCATCATAATTACCCTTGATATTTAAATACTCCTCCCCACCTGGTGGTTTATAATATATCTTATCTGGTGTTGGCATCTCTGATAACACCTTCTCTAAATTGTTTACTCGCTCCCCTACTTTCATTAAACATTCATTGATTACATCAAAAGCATTGTATACATCATTCCAACGCTCAATAGCAATCTTTTGCTCATCTGTTAGAAAATCTTCTTCATTCATTAATTTTTTTCCTTAATGTAAATGCTGTACCATCTTCAGTCATATCATACTCTAATTCTGTACCAACATCCCATCCTAGCTCCTCACATACTTCATGGGGTATATTAAGAATTAGATCACCAAAATCATCCTCTTCTAATATTGTTGTGAATCTTTGAGACATAACTTACATACGATTAATTACCTGAGGGTTATCTGACAGATGTTCTGCTTTCCACTCAACCCATAGTGTATATAGATCTTCTACAACTTGAGATGCATA